GTCGGCGAGCAGGTCGGCGAGTTCCTCCGCCTCACTCGCGTAGTCCTGATAATCCACCGGCACCTTCTCCGCGCCCATGAGCAGCGCGGCCTCGAGGCGGCCGTGGCCGCGCACGATCAGGCCGCTGCGCTTGCTTACCGTGATCGGCCCGCGCCAGCCCTGGTCCTGAATGATGGAAGCGAGCAACTGAATCTGATGCGCGCTGTGCCGGTTCGGATTAACCGGATTCGGCTTGAGCGTCGCCGGATCGACGAGGGCATTGTGGGCGCAGTGGATCTTCACGACACTCGCAGGATGTCAAAGCACGCATACTTCGTTGGTGTGGATGGCTGCCCTCACGGCTGGTTCGCTGTTTGGAATCAGGGAGACACCCTGCGGTATCGTGCGTACGAGAGTTTCGTCGCACTGTGGAATGAGCACCGAGCAGCGAAGCGGATACTTGTGGACATCCCCATCGGCGTCCCATCGCATCCGTCTCAGTTTCCGCGCAAATGTGATGTCGAGGCGCAAGCTCGCCTCGGTCGCCGATCATGCACTGTATTTCGGGTGCCGATAGCCGATGCGCTAGCCGAACCCGATCATGCCCGAGCGAGCAGTTTGAGTCGCCGACTCACATCCAAGGGCATTTCGCGCCAGGCCCATGCACTTCGGGAAAAGATCAACGAAGTGAATTCCTTTCTCGCAAGCAGTGCCGAGGCGCAAACAGTTGTAGCCGAATCGCACCCCGAACTCTGCTTCCTGTGGCTGCGTGGATCGCCAGTTCCGATTGGGAAAAAGAATCCCGATGGATTACGCGCGCGGCTTGTCCTTCTGAAGCGGGAAGACGTGCGCTTGGATGACCTCTATAACGCAGCGTGCGGGAAATATGCGCGTTCTGTGTCAGCGCGCGATGACATTTTGGATGCTTGTGTGCTGTTCCTCGCGGCGCAGCGGAGCCTCTTCGAAATCACCGAAACGCCCGCGTTCGGCTTGCACGGATTACCGATGCGAATTCTTATCCCTCGAAGGACATGAAACATCGTGACTTCGCAAAAACGCTCGTCGCGTGGCGCGAGCAGAACAACTACACGCAGCAGGAGGCTGCGGACCGGCTCGGCGTGTCGCGGCGCTCGCTGGAGAACTGGGAGCAGGAACGCGCGATGCCGCAGGGGTTTGGTCTGGGTGCGATGCTCCAGATCATTCAGCACGGCGGAGCGTTGGGGAAGGCGAAGCCACAACGCAGAAAGCAGCGGTAATGGTCCTCAATGTTTCAGCCAAATTCGCGAAACGCCTGAATTGCCCGGTATCGTTTCCGGATCTCCGCCCGTTGCACCTTGGGTGGCTTGATTCATGGACTGCGGACATTTTCCAATCGCATGAAGGGCAGTGCGGCTTGGTGATGAACGACACCACTCTCTCGATGGTCGTGCTGCCGCTGAAAGGAATCCGTTCATTTGATCAGTTCCTCGGCGTTTTCCTGCGACGGGCGGCACGCATTTTTGAAGAAGCGGGCGGTGTGCTCGACACACACACTCAGACCATCATCGTCCTGCGCCGGAGCGACCGCAGCCTGATCGGCACAATGAACGAAGCGCGAGAACACGCGCGACTGGAGATCGAGCACCTGAACGAACATTCCGACTGGAACAAGGTGGAGGATCGGCTGAACGGACTTCTGTTTTCGCGAAACGAATATCATGCACCGAGGGAGGCGCTGTCCCGCGCCCTGAAATCGCCATAGTATTGAGCGGCCGGCGTGGCGAATGTTCGTGTCGGCATGAACTGTGGGCCGTTGACGCCCGGCGCGGGGCATGGACGCCATCCCACCGGACATCGCCAAGAAGCTGCTCAACCGCGACTTCGCCAATCTCGTCAAACGTGTGCAGGCGGGCGGGAAGATCAACCGCACCGAGCGGGCGATGTTGCAGTCGATGGCCTCGGGCGCGGGCGGCGACGGCCCGGCCTACGTGCGCAACTTCGTCGAGCTGGCGGTGGCGCTGAAGGTCAGCCGGCAGACGATCAACGGGTGGAAGAAATTCGAGGACGCGCCTAAGCCCGAGGCCAACGGCCTGCATGACGTGGCCAAGTGGCGGGAGTTCATGCGGGCGCGCGGACTCAAGGGCGGCGAGGAAACCCCGGACGTTCAGCAGGCGCTCAAAGCCCGGAAGCTGCTCGCCGAGGTGGAGGAGCGCGAGCTGCGGCTGGCCGTCCGCCGGGGTGACTTCGTGGCGGTGGAGCAGGTGAAAAAGGAATGGATCGCCCAGATCAGCCGTGCGCGGGCGCTGCTCGAAGCCCGGCTCCTTGATGAAATGCCGCCCGTGCTTTCCGGCAAGGACGCCCACGGCATCCGCGAGGAACTGGAGCGGTTCGTGATCGAATTTTACGAACTGCTGCACGGGGCTACGGACGCCGCGCGGAAATGAGCGCGTTGTTGGATGGCATTTGGCGCGACGCCTGGCGTCCGCCGGATCGCTCGCCTCCGTGGCTCTGGGCGCACCGGCATATCGCGGCGATTCCGTATTCGCCGATCCCCGGGCGGTTTCGCATCGAGAACTCGCCCCACATCCGCGAGCCGCTCGAAACCATTGTCGATCCCGCCGTGCGCCAGGTCTGCATCCTCGCCTCGGTGCAATCCTCCAAGACCACGGCCGCCGAGCTGGCCCTGTGCTACGTGATCGCCAATCTACCCGGCCCGACGCTCTGGCTCAACGAAACGGACGACGACGCCAAGGACCAGGCCGAGTCCCGGCTGCACAAGCTCTTCGAGGAATGCGAGCCGGTGACCCGGCTCTTCCCGCGCGACCGCCACAAGAAACGCACGGCCACGATCCACTTCGCCAACGGTATGACGCTCTGGGTGCTGGGAGCGCACAACAAAACGAACCTGCAGCGGCGCTCGATCCGCTGGATCTTCGCCGACGAATGCTGGTCCTATCCGCAGGGCCACATGGCCGAGGCCGAGGCGCGCGTCACCGCCTTCGGCTGGCTGGGCAAGTGCATCTGGATGAGCCAGGGCGGGGAGGAGGGCGACGATTTCGACCGCAAGTTCCAGACGACCGACATGCGCGAGTGGACCTTCGAGTGCCCGCATTGCCACACGCGCCAGCCGTGGAGTTGGGAGCAGGTCGAATGGTCCAAAACGGCCCGCGACGAAAACGGCGAATGGGATTTTGCCGAGGTGCGGCGCACGGCGGCTATGCGCTGCGTGTCGTGCAATTTCTACTTCGATGACAGCGACCGCATCAGGCGCGAGCTGAACGCCACCGGCCGTTTCGTCGCCCAGAACCCGCGCGCCGCGAAGGAAAATGTCGGTTTCCACTGGAACAGCCTCAGCACGATGAGCTGGGGCGCGCTCGCGGAGCTGTATCTGCGGGCCAAAGCCATTGCCCGCCGTGGCGACATCAGCACGCTGAAGCAGTTTTTCCAGAAACGCCTGGCCCAGCCGTGGCGCGAGTATGAGGAAGACTACAAGCTGGAGATCACACGCGGCGGCTATCGCAAAGGCGAACTGTGGGACGACGAGGCCGGCGTGAACGCGCGCGGCCAGATTGTCGCCGCGCCCTACGAGCCGGGCGACATCGTGGCTCCTCTGCGCATCCTCACCGTGGACTGCCAGATGGATCACGTTTTCGCGGTCGTGCGCTTGTGGAGTGCGACCGGTTCGTCCCGACTAATCTGGAACGAACGCTTGCTCACCTTTGAGGACGTCGATGCATTACAAACGCGCTTCGACGTGCATCCGAGCCTCGTCTTTCTTGATGCGGGCTATGCGACCTACGACGTGTATCGCGAATGTGCCAAGCGTGGCTGGGTCGCGCTGATGGGCGACCGGCGCGCGACGTTCGTCCACCGCACTAGGAGCGGGAAGAGCGTGCAGCGTTTCTACTCGCCCCGGCGTAAGGTCGTGCTCGGCCACAACCGGCACTGCTTCGTCCACTACTTCAGTGCGCTAAACATCAAGGACGCACTCGCGCGGGTGCGGCGCAATCAGAACCCGGAGCGCGGAGGGACGTGGGAAGTGCCCAGCGACATCGACGACGATTACCTCACGCAGATGGAAGGCGAGCAGCGCGTGAAAAAATCAGGCAAATGGCTCTGGGAGCGTATCGGCAAGCGGCCTCAGCATTTTTTCGACTGTGAGGTCATGCAGGTGTGCGCGGCGACGATGCTCAAGCTCATCGGAGCCGAGTCGGAATTGACACCCCCGGTCGAGAGTGACCAAGGAGGAACTTCGGGCCTATAACCGCGAATACCACAGGCGCTGGCGCCGCAACAATCCCGAGAAGGTGCGGGCGATCAGTCGCCGCAGCAAGGAGCGCCAAAAGGCAAAGCCGACGTTTCAGAAAGCCAGTCGAGAATGGGCGCGGGAATATGCACGACGACGTAGCAAAGACCCAGCTTGGCGGACGCTCAAACGCAAGTATTCGAAGCGTTGCTATGAGCGGGCGAGGCAGAACCTCGCCAAAGTCAACAAGAGGCGGGCTGAAGCGCTTGCTTCATACTACCGGTGCAAGGGCGACCCGGTTCGAAATGCGCGCCGACTCGCGCGAATTCGCGAGTGGCACCGGAACCGCGCCAAAGAATGCCCATCCTTCGCGATCATGAGGAACTTGCGCAGTCGCCTCAAGGCGTGCCTAAAGCGATCTCGCGCGCAAAAAAGCGATCGCACCATCGAATACGTCGGCTGCTCGTTGGCCGAACTTCGTCGCCACCTTGAGCGGCAGTTTAAGTATGGCATGACGTGGGCCAACCACGGCCGTGTCTGGCACATCGACCACATCATCCCGTGCGCGAAGTTTGATCTGACCGACGAGCGCCAGCAGCGACTCTGCTTCCACTACCTCAACCTCCAGCCCCTCCGCGTTGAGGAGAATCTGCGCAAAAAGGACAAACTGCTCGCACCTGCCCAACTGCCGCTCCTGCTGCCCGCCAGTTGACGCGGGCGGCGAGGCATGAAGCACGATCCCCTCTTCCATTCACTCCGACTCGTCCTCGGTATTCTCCTCATCGTGGCGCTCGCGCTGATTTTCGCCGGCTGCGGTGCGCCGATGCGCCTCGAGTATCAGAATCCAAAATACGGCGCCGGGGCCGTCGAATTCACGCTGCCGAAGAAAGGGGGCTACGCGAAATGAATCTCGATGCCACCATTCGTGCCGTGCAGGCCAAAGTCGGCGTAACCGTTGACGGCAAGGCCGGTCCAAAAACGTGGGACGCCATCCACCTCGCGATCATCGGCGAACGACCACCGGCTGATGCGCGCGTGCTCCTGCCCTCGGAACCGGAGTGGCGTTTTCTCAAAGTCTATCGTGAAGGCGACGACATCGTTGTGCCGGACGCCATTGCTACCGTTTTCGGCTGGGACACGGCGCTCGGGGTTCGCGACCCGGATGACAATGGCGAGTGCTCCAGCGGCAAGAGCACGAAGGACCATCCCGGGCTGATGGGCTGCGCCCTGCCGGTGAGCGAGGCACGCCGGTCCACGCGCGGCTCCGCATTTCCGAAAGTGCCGGGGCTCCCGTGGCTCACCAAGGTCGCGGTCACGCGCGGCGGCAAAACCATCACGGTCGAACTGGTCGATAACGGCCCATCGGCACCGCCGCCGAATGATCCCGAGCCCGCCGGCATCGACCTGACGCCCGCCGCGTGCCTCGCGCTCGGTTCGTCGCTTGAAGACATCCGGTGCAACCGGGTCGCGTTCAAAGTCAGCTTTCGCCTGCCCGGCGCGGGCCGCTACGTCCGGGGATGAACCCCTACGCCCTGCCTCACGGGCCGGAATCCCTCCGGCTGGAAGCCGTCACCGCGTGCGTCGGATTCGACGATCTGCTCGATGCCACCCTCGCGCTGAATCATCCGCATCTCGACACGATGATCGTCGTGACCAGCCACGACGACCGTCGTACCCAGGCCGTCGCGCACAAGCACGGAGCCACCTGCGTCCAGACCGATCTGTTCAAAAAGAACGGGCGCACCTTCAACAAGGGCGCGGCCATCAACGCGGGCCTGAGCCGGTTCCAGTATCATGGCTGGCGGCTGCATCTCGATGCCGACATCGCGCTGCCCGACAACTTCCGCCGCCTGCTCTTCAACCACACGCATCTCGATCCAACCTGCATCTACGGTGCGGACCGGTGCGACGTGATCGGCCACGAGGAACTGCGTGCGACCCGCGCCCGCGATCCGCAGCACGCCTGCGGCGCGTTCATCTCGCCGCAGCACCATCGCCCGCTCTCCCCGCGCTACGTCGATGCGCTGCGCGGCTACGTGCCCATCGGGTTCTTCCAACTCTGGCACGCGCACGCCCAGAAGCCCTACCCATATTCGCTCGGCACGGCGGCGCACGACGACGTGATGTTCGCCGAGCAATGGGCCACCGAGCACCGCCGCCATCTGCCCACGGTCATCTGCCACCATCTCTGCGCACGGGCACCAACGCTTGGCGAAAACTGGGAGGGCCATCGCCGACAGCCGCGCCTGAATAAATGAACTTTCGCAAAAACGCCTGAAACTCCCAAGCCATTCGGGTGTTAGCGGCTGAGTAAGTCTGTGTTCATCAAAGAATCTTACCAACTATTCAAACTTTCCTGTTGACTCGCAGAGAACACTGACTTACTGAGCCATACCTTCATCACCAATGAACTCGTTAAGAACATATTCAAGGCACTCGCAAGCAACCGCATGGTTGCGTTGCGCGGGTATGTTCCTGCGTATTGGCAAACCCGGATCCGGGTTCGGCGTCACGCAGCCGAGTTCCGCAAACGAAGACCATACCAAGGAGGCAGGCAG